GGTCTGGGCGGTGATTGAACCAGTTATCACGCTGGTTGAAGTGACGGTGCCGGTGAGAAGAGCCTTGGCTGTCAAGGAACCAACGACCGTTGAGGTTGAAGCGATCAGCCCCGTCAAGGGTTGAAGGACGGTGAGGCTTCCTGTAACGGTGGACGTTGAGGCGATGAGTCCCGTTAACGGTTGCGGGATTGTGGGCTGGCCGACCACCGTTGAGGTCGATACAACCATTCCAGTGAGGAAAGTCTGAGCGGTGAGCGAGCCAACAACCGTTGATGTCGAGGCAATAGTTCCAGTGAGACTCGCCGCGGTGATGGCCTGGATAATGGCCCCGACGCCCTGAGACAATCCCGACACTGAATCGTTCGCCGTGGGCTGGTATGCAGTAGAAGCGGATAGTCCCCCATTGAAGGCCGCAAGGTCTCCATTCGCGTTAACCGATGAGTAGGAGAATCCCGACGTGGAACCTGCTGAACCAGTGGAGAAGGCGTTGAAGAATCCCCAGTATCCCTGGTTGCTTCCCGTGGTTGAAGTGAGTTCAGGGTCAGTGATTGTCGATGACGCCACATTAAAGAGCGTCCCCGCTGCAACTGCGGACCATGAGGCGGGAACCCCCCCGCTCCACGCGATCTCCGAAGACCACAATTCACACGTCGCACCAGGAGTCCCGCTATAGGTCGCCGTTATTGTCTTAGACCCCGTTGACGTTATCGCCCCCCCGAAAATGGAAAGGTCGTGAGCGTTGCCGTTGCCCTGTGCGAGTTGCTTCCACGTCGTTACCCCGCCACCCGATAACCCTGTAGTTGTGAACAGGACCGATGATATTTTTACCGCGCAGACTCGGTAATCCCCAACTGTTGTATTAGTGACAGCGAGAGTGGTTTGATTAGTCGCAAAGACATTGGGATAACTATCAGTGAGTGAGAGTGTCATCTACACTCGCGGTTTACCCGCTAACTCGCCGTCAGCGTAGCTTCAAGAGCATTGATCGCGAATGTCGCTGGTGTCTGGGTGGTGGAAATCACTGTCGAAGTACACGAACCCCACGCAATGACGTTCCCCGCTCCTGTAGTTACCGAGTCCACAATCGCAAATCCCACAATGGTTGAGGTCGAACCCGTACAGGCGGCGAAGGTGATGGCCGATGAGTTGAAGATCGTGCACGGAGTAGCTGAGGTAGGAGAACCCCAGTCGCCCGAGGTAGCGATACGGGCGTAGCCGGTGTACGTCGCTTCCACAATCGTCGCTCCCGTTGAAGCCGAAGTAGGGAGAGTGGTGCAGAGTGCAATGTAGGTGGTCGGCATGGTCCATGAGGTCTTGCCGACCGAGTGCGCGAGGATGGCGCTCGCGGCGTATTCAGAGTAGGAACCAGACATTAATGGCCTTTCGTAGTATCACAATCTTGGCTCAGAATGTCCAAGAGTTCAGGGACGCCTTGCATGAAGGCGTGTTTCGCTGCCCATTCTCGTGCGGCGACTATGACTTCTTGACGCATCCCGTTCTGCTGCATCTTGCGATTGAGTCTCGCGTGGACAACGGCAATCGGGTCGGTGTCAATCGTGAGTTCACCGCGGATTGAACTTCCAGATGTCGATAGCATCACAGTTCCTTCGGCATGGGCAAGGCTTCGAGTTGTTCAAGGCTCGGAGTGTTTGAGTTGAGGCATTGGTGACACGTTGGACAGAGCGCCGCCGCGCCGCTGTACTCAGGGATGCGTTCCAGTTGGTCGGGGGTAAGTCCAGATTCCAACAAGGTCATGGCGGGGTCTCCGCCGTCTCCCCCGCCGTTGATGAGCATGTTCTGGGGCAGACAGGAGATGTCAAGGTGCCCACCATCGAACAGGATTCTCTTTACGTCCGCTGCCTCCCAGTAATCCCTACCGGGTTCCAGGATGTATTGAAGTCCTCCGACCTCAAAGAATCGTGGGGTGTTGACCCTCACCAGATACCGACGGGCGACCGGTTCAATCCACTCGTCGTTAGGAACGTCAGGGAGTTCTAACTGGTCCCTGCCAATGGCGTCGAGATACTTGCGTGCGGTCTCGTCCCAGGTGAATGTTGAGCCAACCACGTCGGCGTTGACTCGTGCCCTGAAGACCGCCTTGTCGTAGTTGAGGTACACGTCTTCCATGGCTTGGCAGAGTTCATCGAAGTCCGGCTCCCACCAACTCCCCGCAGGACCGTGATGGAATGCTTGGGGCGGCGTCTGTTCTAACGTCCAGCCCAAGGGATAGGTGATTAAGTCGCTGAAGGCCATGTGCCCGTGGGCGTTGGTCGCAATCGTGGGGCAACCCTGAGCCATGGCTTGCAAAGGTCGAAGGCCGAATCCCTCGCCCCTGGAGGGCTGGACGTAGCAGTGAGCCATGGCGTAGAGAGCGCGCTCCTCTTCGCCGGTCAACTTGCCAGTGATGAGATGGATTCTCTCGTCCATCGGAAACTCAGACGCTTTCGCTGAGTGAACGAATAACCGTGGCGCCGGGCCGTCTGGAGCGCGGGAATCAAAGACCTTCTTGAACGCTTCGATGACTAACTCAGAACCCTTACGATGCCCACCCCCTGAGATGAGGAAGGTGAAGTGGTCCTCGTTGAGTGTCGGTCGCTTAACGGGGAACCATTCAGTCGGGTCAATCCCCAATGGGACGTACTTCACGTTGTTGTGATACCTGCTGAAGAGTTCCTGGTTCTGCTCTGACGGGACGATGAGGGTGTCAAAGACATCAATGGATTCCCGGAACGGCTCTGGCAACAGGCTGGATTCCCACATCGTCAGGAGAGAAGCGGTCTGTCCTTTCCACCTTCCCCGGTAGTGACCCGGCGTCGCGAGCCAGGAAGCGTGTCCACGGATGGCCGACTTACCATTCGTGTGAGGGATGAATCTATTGGCGCGAGAGTTCGGAGGGTTCGGTAGGTCGTCGTACACCTCAACTCCCGTGCGCTTTACGGCGTCCACAAGTTTTATTCCCATGCGCCCGTAGCCAATTTCCAGGGAATGGACGTACAGCATGTTGAGCGATGGCTTCATACGCCTAGCATCTCCTTCGCGTCAGCCATACGTGACTCCATTTCCTTGCGGATACTGGGCGCCATGACGACTGAATGCTCGACCTCGAACTGAGAGTTCGCCTGAGCGGCAATCTCAGCAGAGCCAAAGACGTTCTTCGGTTGGTAGCCCTGATGGCGGAGTTTCTTGTACTCTTCCATGTCCCGACCCCGTGTCTTCTCATCGTGCCGATTCTGGCCCGCGCTTCTGCCAGTGAATTGGATCGTGGCTACCTTCACCCGGAAGCATTCTTGGCATCCGGTGTGCTGGCCCTCGTGAGCCTCGACTGAAATATCCCTTGTGGTCATGGGCGACTGTTGCCTGCATGGAGATTGAGGGCTGCGAGAGCTTCTAAACCAACCGTCCCCGCGATTGTATTGCACGCCAAGTTGATTTCGATGTTGGGTATTCCCGCCTTGCGACTGAGGGCTGCTTCAAGTCCAAGCCCAACGGTTCCGGCATACGCATTCGCCGCCGCGTTCTCGCCAAGGTTCTGCGTTCCGGCTAATTGATTGAGGACCGCCTGCCAGCCTACGTCAGTGTTCGCCACGATTACTATGCCTCCGCCCGTGTCGTAGAAGTTGATTGAATCATAAGCGTTGATGGTGTCGTAGTTAGCCACATCACGTACCCATCACTAGAAACATATTGCCTAAAGTGTAGGGTCCGGCGCTCGCCGTGTAGGTGAGTTGGACCTGACCAGCCCATCCAGCGGCTCCTGCATTGGCACCACCTGCGCCGCCACCGCCTCCGCCAGGACCAGATGCCGGAGAACTCCCCGAACCGCTGTGTTGTCCTGCACCTCCGGGTCCGCCGTTGGTTACAGCAGTTGCGCCCGCACCCCCAGCGCTTGCTGTGCCCGCCCCTCCTGTGTTTCCAGCCGCCGCCGTACCCCCGGAACCGCCGCCTCCGCCACCGCCGCCGCTTCCCCAACATGAAGCCAGGACACTTGAAACGCCAGTGGGTGCGGTCCAATTCGCTGTTGTCGCCGTAGTAAACGTAACGACGGTCATAGTTCACCCAACAAATCAGGAACCCGACACTCACCTTTTAAGACAATAGGTGAACGCTGATCCCCCCGGTGATCGTGAGAGGCATGCCAGTCTCGGATAACCCTTTTGATTACCTCAGGGTCGTTGTAGTCATCTATGGCGTCGGGGTAGGAAGTCGTCATGTGATGCAGTCTGCGTAGCCGGTGCCGAATGCGGTGTAATCCGTGAGCAAAGTCGCCTGTGCTGAGGTAATCGTGTGCGACGATCCGCCGTAGAAATTAGCCACGGGATAGGGATTGTGGCTGACTGTATGCACGCTTGGGATTTGTGGGTTCGCGCCTGAATCAATGAACACTGAGGTCACGTAAGGCGCGGCTGCGTTGTTCACATCCCAAGGATAAACGCCCGATAAATCGGTGTTTGAGTTCTCTGGTGTAGCCGTGTCTTGGACAACTGAGCCATCCGACATTATCCACACATTGACCCCACGGATTCTGTTCTCGAAATGCTGCCAAAGTTCCTTCTGAATCTCCGTTGAGTCAGGATTGAATGTCGGTCTGTCCTGGATAAGTGGTGGGGTGAACGTGGCCATTATGAAGCCAACCTTACGGCCTCAGTGATTCCCCCGACATCCATCATGCGGTGGTGGTCTATCGTCCCATGAAGGTGCGGCTCGTATCCACTTTCTCGCAATGCGATCCCTAGGCCGGTGGACATTACGTGCCAGTCTCTGTACCGCCAGCCAAGATCCCTGAGGGCGTTGGGGAGCGACTGGATCAGTTCACTCCTGAATCGGGTACATCCTAAAATCCCGTACTTCCATGCCTCAATATCTTCGGGGCGAAAATTACTGTAGGTTCCGGTACACCACGGCTCTGTGCATCGCTCAAACTCCGTGAATATCCCGGGGTTCGCCGCCACGTCGTGTTCAACAATACAGAAGTCATCCTTCCACCACTCGCACAGCACCCGCCAGTAGTCGTAGGGTGAACCTGAGACATTGACCCACGTCGCGTCTTGACCCTCTAATCCCGCCTCAGTCTTCGGATGGCGAACGGTGTAGGGAACGAGGATTGACGATCCGAATGGCCTGGGTGAAACGCTGTAGAACTCGCGCTTCTCATCCTTGACCAACGTCGTAGAGCCGTTGCCCATTGAGTCCTTCACGACTTCTAAGTACCTGCCGTCAGGCAATAAATCGAAGGTAACGGAGACTACTTCGAACGGTCCTCGCAGTTCTCCCACCCGGTAGAACGGTTCGGCCATTAGCTCAAATAGATGAGAGGCGCAGCAGCGGCGACGGTGGGTGTCGTGAACGTCGAGCCAACCGCCAGAACGGTCGTCTGGCTTGTCGCACAGGGACCTGAGTTGAACGGAGCTACGTTGCCGCGCCCGTGAGAACCCAAGGTCGTAGCCGCCGCGAACGTCGGTCCAGTTGTTCCCGCGATGCAGAAGAAAATCCAGTACTGCCCTGACGTTGGGACGGTGTAGGGAGCCGCGAAGGCGAAGGTCTGCACCGCGTCAGCAGCGACCACCGCCGTTGTCGTGTCTGCGGTAACAGCCAGGACTTTGGAAGTCGTTGCGACTGACGCAATTCCGGCCCACTGGTGGGTGGGCGTCGAGGTCGCGGTGACGGCATTGATGAGGCTGACGTTGTTGAGGATGAAACCTGCGGGCAAGGTCATAATCGAAGCGAACACGGTCCCTGCGGTAGCGGTGAGTGACGAGGTTGCGAGTTCGTCCAGGAACGTCTGGGCCGTGACACCAGTGAGTGCCGAAGGCCCGGTGTAACCCCCGTAGAACGCCTGCATGGCCATGACGGCGGGACCGATGTTCGGGTCGTACGCCCTGTTGAGTACGTCGAGGGTCTGAGGAAAGGTGGAACCTGCCCCTGACCCAACTGCTTGATCTTCACTGGCCATCGTTCAATCTCCTTCGGTTACCGGAATCTCCGGTGGTAGTGGTGGATGTATCCCCCCGGCGGGAGCATTTACTCCCCACACGGGGTCTGAAACTTTGTTCTGAGGGTCCATAATCTGGGTGGTTTCACCCTTTTGAGTAGTTCCAAATCGGTCGGTGTCGGCGTAGGGACGGGCATCTCCGGCTGTCGGGGTGTAGGGACCTTGGTCCGCGCCTCCTGATTCAGGGTCTTTTGCTGCGCTGGGTGGGCTAGCCGCCATCGTTGTCTGGGTCTCCAAATCCTGGGTACTTCTCACCGAACTTGGTGAAACTTCCTACCTGGGGCAAGTCAACGGTGACGGAACTGTTGGCTGAAGAATCGTAGTTCTGCCAGCCAGGGTCTCCTGGTCCATCGACATCGCCCTGTTGGTCCTGGGGAGCATTGAAGACCTCTCCCCTCGGGACTTCTGATCCGAACGTCTGGTAAATCTCAGGCTCTCCAAATTGACTGGGGGCGTCGATTGAGGTGTTGGGCTCAATCCCCCGCAGGTTGTCTGTCGGTCCGGGGTTGCTTGCGCCAGTCTCAGGGAGGTTCACGCCGTACCCATCTTGACCCCTGGAACCTTCAATGTCAGTTGGTGACAAGGGACTGACGCCTACTTGTCTTGCTGCTGCTAAATCCATGGAATTGTCCTCACTGGGTTGATTTCTCCGTCCATCCTGCCTTCGGCGATAATGCCGTGGTCGAATGCCGCGTCGTTGGCTAGTGCCCTTACCGGACGGGGAGGCAACGCAGCTTCCTCTTCACCAGCTATCGCCTCAAGGTCAGGCTTTAAGCCCAGCCCTGATTGTGCGCCAGACCACGGAACCTCCGCGGGTAGCCGTGAACCGGTGGTTTCGGTATTGAGTGTTACGTCTGCTTCATCAGCCATCAGTAGCTCCATCCGGGTAGGCAATGCGTTGAATAGATTCAATCTGCTCCGGAGTCAGATTCCTGGTGAAAGGGGCGCCCTCGTCCTTAAAGAAAGGGGCCGATTCCGGATCGTCAACTGTATCGATGGCGTGGACCGCTTCAGGCGTCAATGTCACGAGATGCGAACCCTCATCGTCAGGGACTTCCTGAACCAAAGTGTCCCCGGTGTCAGACGGAAGTTCGTAGGTGTCCGTAGTACCAGTGAAGGCCGCTGGCGGTCTGTCTTCGTCACCAGGACGGTCACGACGATTGAAGTCATTAGGTTCGGCTTCTTGAATGTCCTTACTCAGTTCAGGAACGGGAAATCCCATGACTGAGAGTTCTGCATTCTGAGCGACCGGGGTGACGACCTGACCCGTTTCAATGCTCGTGAGTGAGCCACAGGCGAGGCACTGCAAGTTCGCAATGTCAGCCGCGAGCAAATCCGCCCTGCCACAGTTGGCACATTTTTCAGCCATTAGGAGGCCCTTTCTAGGAATTGTTCAAGGAAAACATCCACGTCCATGTCACGCTTCACGCGGTTGCACGGTTTGCAGGATGGCGTCAGATTCCACAATTCAGAAGGACCACCCTTTGAGGCTGGCACGATGTGATCTATCTCCATTTGCACCCCGCTCAAACCGCTAATACCGCAGTACGAACACTTACGATCTACGCCGAGAGACTGCCACCAAGCGAAGACTTCTTGGGAGAACTGATAGTGCTTGGAAATTCGCCGGTTGAACTCGCGACCATATGGCGTTTTATACCACGCCTTGGTAGTTGCGCGACCTTTCGGTGATGCTTTCCAGAGACGTGTACGCTCACGAAGTTTGTCAGGGTCGGCAGCCTTAATACGCAGATAGTATTCGCGACGCTTGATTTTCATAATCTCGCGATTCTCCTCTGCGTATCTTTTATTTGAAGCAGCAACCTTTTCAGGGTTGTTCTTCTTCCAATTCTGGGCTTGTACGTTGCCACAGGATTTGCAATGAGGTTGTCGGTACCCCTTGGCTTTCACCCTCCAAAGGAATTGGTCCAATGGTTTGCAAACCCCGCAGCGCGTACAAGTTTTCATTCTCCCTATTCTACAAGCGTCACAGGTCCTCGCTTGGAGTATCTACTCCGGCCGTGGTGTTCTGAGCAATGCTCGACGCGCTCTCTTGACGCCAGATGGAAGCCGAACGAAACACACCATAGGCGCCCATCCAACGAAATCCGAGAGGCTGGAATCGACGCAGGTAGTCAGTGATCGGACCCATGACGATGACCGGGTGCGGTCCGTTGCCGTCCTTCATGCTCCACACCTTGGCCAAGGCCTGACGGCCCAGGAACAGGGTTCCGTACACGTCGGTGTCGGTGGTTGAGGAACCAGCGTCCGCGAACAGCGGAGCCGTCGGCGTCTCGATGAACCTCGCACCAGCGAAGGCGCCGATCTCTCCACGGAACACTTCCTCGGGAGCCGAGTAGATGTGCGGGGCGATGAGGGCCTGGTTGCCCGACTCCTGCCAGAGGTCGAAGGACACGTCGGGGTGCACGAAGGCGAGGTAGTACCCGAGGTATCCAGGGACGTTGTTGCGCTTCAAGGCCGCAACGTTGTAGCGGATGTCATAGGCACGCATCGTGTCCAACGGGGTAATCTGGTTCCTCGCAGTTGGAGGCTGTCCCGCGGTACCGGCAGTGACGCCAGGACCAGCGGAGTAGTTCACGTTGGAACCACCCTGAAGCTGAATCTTGGCGATCTCATCAACCGTTCGAGCGGCCCAGTATCCAACGGCGTTGGCCTGTACTTCGTCAATCGAGACGAAGGACTGTGCTCGCACGTCAGCCGTGGTGATGGTGCCACCACCATACTCAGCCAAAGTCAGGGTGACTTGGCTGGAAGTTAAGGCCACCGGCGTGATGTCGGTTGACTCATTGAGCGACGTAGTAGCCAGCGCAAGGTCGTTCTGGATGTTAAAGACAACGCTAGAACCGGCCATTGACTGGTTGGTGGGCTTGATGTCCGCCACTGGGTCGAAGTACAACTCCGGCCGAAGGGCGTAGTAGGCCAGCATGTCGTACGCAGTCTGTACGTAGTCAACTGTCCCGGTGGTGGTATATGCCATGTGTTAAGGGCCTCCTAGCCCATCAAATCGGTTCGGGCCAGGTTCCAATCAGACCGTCACGGTTTTTGAAACCGGGCTGATCCACTAATTGTCCAATGATTCCAAGCAATTCGGACTTCGACTTGCTGTTCCTCATGGCAATCGCGGCATCAACATCACCACTTTGAGCTGGGGCACCACCACCTGCATTGAGAATCTGTCTCTGAGCCGCTATCTCCTGCTCCGTGGGAGCGCTGGAAACTGGCTCTGGAACTGCGACGATACCGAACTTCTCGGCGTACGCCTTGATGTTCTCGGCGTCCATTGGACCGTCGTAGTTCTCAAAAACAACATCTCGTGCTGGGTGATTCGGTACACCTGCGGCAACAACTGCGTCCATCTTCTCCCGCTTCGCGGCAAGCAAAGTGGCGGCTTCTAAGTCTCGGGCGGCCTTGCGTCCTTGACGAAGTTGGGCCTGGATAGAGGGCGACAACTGTTGTTCTTCGGGTGATAACGATTCTTCATTGTCATCTGGCATTTCAAATTCTCCTTTTTACGCGCTCCAACCTGGAGTTGATTGAATGCGGGATTGCCGAACATGGCGTCACATACTGGTGAACGCAGCGAACGTTGTATGGCCCGTTTCGCCGGGATGCAGCGCACACCTCAGGTCAAACTATGACTCCGAGAGCAACATTCTGCTAAGGAAATACAAGCATGTAATTCCCACGTTGTCAAGCACCCTACGAACTGCCGAAGCCCGCACCCGCTACGCCGCCTTGATCGGAGGCGAATCCACCGCCGCCTTCTGACGGAGCGGCGCGAGTCTGCGCGGCGCGTTGCGTCGCTTGTAGAGCCTGAGCGTTACCTTCACCCGCGGCTAAGAGTTGTTGCTGACTCACAACGCCAGGACCATTGGCCGCGGTTCCAAGTTGCGCCTGCTCAAAACCCGAGGCAGCCATGACGCCCAAACTCGCGAGACCTGAACCCGGAGAGGACGAGAAGAAGTTGGCGGCCTGCTCGGGAGACAACTGGTTCTGTCCCGAGTTAGAGAGGAAGGCTTGCAGGGCGTACGCCTGGGATTGTCCGATTTCCCCGAATCCCGTAGTCACCCCTTCGCCACCGGCCACCGCGGAGTTGAACTGTTGCTGCAAGGTGTTAATCGTGTTGGCTGGGTTGAGGTAATAGGAAGCCAGTTGGCCGGTGGAAAGCCCTTGGGTATAGCCGTAGTTCTGTAATTCAGCCTGAATCTGGGGCTGGGCATTTATCGCGTTGGTGTATTCCGTAGTGATTCGGTCGCTCATCTCAGAAGTAGATACGTCCCCCGCCCAGGCGTTTCCGATGTCCGTCGCCGTTAAGGTCCCCGGAACCAGCCCGGCCGTCTCCGCCATGGCTTGGAGTTGCTGGACGTAAGCCATGTAGCCAGCAATCCCGGCCCCAGTGTTGGCGTCGGTGTTGGTGTAGCCGTTCGCTATACGTTGGTTATAGCCAGGAAGTATGGCGTCGAAGCCCGGTGCGTTATTGATGGTCGAGGCAATCGTGCTAGCTATGTCCGAGGCATTCATGCCCTGTCCGGCAAAGGTCGTGATTTGGCTGTTTATCCAACCCGACAATGAACCCAAACCTACCGAGGTAGCCCAGGCGTCCACGCTAGTGGTGGCCGATTGGCCAGTGGCCTGGTAAACCGATCCAGCGGTCCCAGGAACAATTTGAGAGGTGCCGTCCGACATAATCTCGGTAACGGTGCCATCAGGGCCGGTGTTGGTTGAAACTACCGTAGGAGCGGCCGCAGGCGCTGGAGCGGCCGTCGTCTGAGTCGGATTGATGTTGTTAGTTGTCGTATCGACGTTGACCCGGTTCTGAAGTGCTGCTACCGCTGCCTTGGTCGCCGCGTCGGGGGTAGCCTTTTCGGCGGCCTGACGTACCTTGAGTTCAGCCTGAGCGGTTGAGAGGGCGTCTTGGGTACTGCTCATCAGCTAGCTCCGAATCCGAAACTTTTATTCAACGAAGTAGTCACATCGGTGGCCATATTCGCCGCGTTGTTCGAGTTGTCGAACTGCGGCATCGTCACCAGCTTTTGCTGCACCTGGTCCAGCGTAAGAGCGGTCTTCACCCCTTGGGCGTTAGGGGTAGCGATGACCCAGTTCCATTGAGGAGTGGTGAAATTGATACTCGCGGGGTCTATGCCTAGCGTGCTGCCAATAGCCGAGGCGTAGGGCTGGACGTAGGCTTGCGGGGAAACTCCGGCCTGAATTGAGGCAGCCAGACTGGGGTACATCTGCTCGGCCTGTTGCATCATGGTCTGGGTGAAACTCGCTTCCGCACCGCTGATTAGGTTACTGGAGCCGAAACTTGAACCTGAGCCGGTGTAGTTCTGCAAGGTCGATTCCACTTGGTCCATCAGGCTCTGATTGGTTAGGAGACTTCCCTGTGGATTAGTGGGGTTATACATCAGGTACTGCTGAGCGATGTTCTGGAAGGCGGAGTACAACTGACCCGCGATTCCGGTAAGTCCGGTAGGGGCACTCGTCCCTGTGGGAGTGGCCATGGTGGTGAAATCATTCTGGCCAGGAGCCAGGGTAGAAAAGTCGGTGGGAATCTTGCCGGTGTTCTGGCCCTGGATGTTTTCTAAAGTATCGACAATCGCTTGGTCCAGCCACTCTGCCGCCGTGCCCGAAGCCGTACCGAAACTCCCCGAAGCAACGTAGTTGTTCTTGGCGTAGGCCAAAGCGATGCCGTCAAGTTGCTGTTTGTTGAGCGTTACGCCGATTTGGTTGGCGTCAGCGAGGACCTTTTCCTGAGCGTTCTGGAGGGCTTGATTGGCTTGGGCCGGGTCGGTTCCCGGTGATCCGTTCGTCCCGTACGCCTCGTCCCAGTATCTTCCGTTTGAAGTGGTGGTTTTCCACCAGTTCGTCTGGGCCAGCATGGACTGGAACTGGTTGGTCGCGGCGGCGTCAGTGGTGGAAGGGTCCAGGTTCACCGCCGCATAGAGCATGACC